GACCAAGAATTTAATTCCGAAGACGTGACTTTTATGAAAAATTTGGAGAAAATTTGCATTGCGGAAGGAACGGCACGTGTGAAAATGGGAGATACTAAAATACGAGATCCAATTTACTGGGGTCGGGCAAAAGCACAAAACATAATCAAAAACAGGTACGATTTAAAATTTGAATATGAGCATATTTGTGCTCATATTGATGAGTTAAATACAAAAATTGAGTCTGAAAACTTAGAAAAAACCGAAATTATTGAATCTGATAAACAAGAAACCGAAGAATTAAAAGAATGCGAAAATAGAGTAAACAAAAACAAGTCAATCCTCAATAAAATTAAAAAATTACCCGACAAAATTAAGAGTGAGATTACACAATTAGCAGAACAAATGGCAAAAAAAGAGTGCCCAATACGTCCATCAGCGCTATTTATTCAAGGGTTTATGGTTGATATTTATTTGCAAAAATTTAAATCAAATTTAATAAAAGTCCCTCACGAATCGTTAAAAGGTGTTGAACAATTTGTTAGTGTATAATACTTTTTAGGAGGTAAATTCATGTTTTCGAATATAAAATCTAAAAACATTAAACCGATAAATAAACATCCAGAGGTGTTTTTAAATTTAAAAAAAGGTGAGGGCTTTAATCAAAACCTATCAGAGGCCATGCAAAAAAATTTGGTATCAAACTCAAAAAGAATGTCATATAAGAGATGGTGGATCTTGCTGTTTATGTGGAGCAATCAAAGATGAAATTTATGTTAAGACTGGTAAGCCTATTATTATTGATTGCAGTCATAAGCGTCATTGGTTTAAATATGGCAATTTATCCGATCTGTGGCTCCTTTGTAGGGCATGTCATGCAAGATATGATGCGAAAAGAAGAATCCACGTTATGATTTACAAAAATAATCCCAATCAACTTCAATTATTCGAATTTTTTCAACAGTCACTTTTTTGTTTAAATTAATGAGGGTTAAAACTTCAAAATGTTATCGGCTTTGGTTTAAACACATTAATAAATTTGGCGAAGCATTTGGACTTTGCGATACTCACAAAACGAAATTGTCCCCTCCAAGAACTACTATTTTAAAAGAATATAAAGAGATGTCTAGTATGGTTTGCTTTAAATGCAAAGAAGAAATTTTTAGCTAGATTTTATGTTCAACTTAATTATTTTTCTTTTAAGATCTTGGATCTTGATCCTTAACTCATCGTTCTCAATGTCAATTTCTTCACTATGTCTAATGAGTCTCATTTGAACTTTTGCGTTAACATGCAACACATCCATCATAAAATGTGAGATGTCTTTTAAGTCACCACTATTGAGCTTATCTTTTAATATTTCAGCTTCTAACCGTGTCTTTTTAGTAAGTTGCCTAATATTTTCAGTTTGAGCTCTCCGTTTTTTAAAAAAAAACAACCCAGATGCGACTAAACCGCCAAATGCATAAATTAAAGCACTAAAATAGGAATCAACATCAGAAAGAAATCGACTTATTAAACTTGAATTTTCCATTTTGCGGTGAGTAATTAAAATCAAAACCCATTACATCTAGGCCAAAAGATGAATTTTTAGAATCGTACCCTACTTTAACACCAGGGAAATCTTCATTGTTTTGAGTAATGTCGTTTGACGCTCGTTCTAAAGATTTGTCATCATTATCGCCTTCGTAAAGATTATCAAGTATTTTCAGTGTCTTATTAAGGCCATTTATTACATTGTCATCAAGCTTATTATCAGTATTCTTGGATAATTTTAACAAAAACCCCAATATAGCATTTCTATTATCCATCCTTCTAAAAATATTGATAAAATTTAAAACTTTCTTAATAAAATTGATTGCTTTTTTTAACATTTTACACCTCGTCTTGAATTGATATCGAAACATCTTCACCGGATAGGAGTGCGTTTAGGATTAGAGGATAAAGCACCTTGTAAGCATGAGTTGAATTCATTATCATACCTTTAACTTCTACGTTCGAACTTACACTTTCTCCAACTAGAATGCATCCGCTTGTATCTTTTTCAGTGTTTCCAATGTGAATATACACATACTCAAAATCCGGAACATCTTTTAGCCATATCATACCCTTATGCATTTCGTCATACCTTTTTAAATATTTTGAGTGCATACCACCTTCTTTTCGTAGTGTTATTTTGTATATCCCTTTCGGAATCCGAGTCTCACCATGGATCTTAATATCACGGTGTGCATCTTCGAGTGTGTAACACACGAATTCATCGTCAATAAACAATAAACCAAGTGTGTTTTTCCCGTTATCAGAATATCTAGTGAGTCGTATAAACATGTTAACCCCTTTTCATTATGTATACTTCAAATGGTATCATTAAAAAAAGGTTAAAAAAAATGAATTATGACTAAGCTATTTCCAACCATTCTAATCATAATGAATCTCTTAGCAAGTACAGCCTATATTTTTCATGGTGATTTGAGGCGGTCAGTTTATTGGATTTGTGCGGCTATCCTAACGGCTTGTGTTACGTTTTAACAGTGAGTAAGCAGTGAAAAAATGGCCAATCCAGAAAATCTAAAATCATTCAAGCCAGGTCAAAGCGGTAATCCAGCTGGTAGAAAGCCAGGAAAGACGCTCAAAGGAATCTTATCTGATCTTCTAGATAAAAACATGAATCTTCATGATCCATTACTACAGAAGAATAGAAAAATGACAGGGAAGGAAGCCGTGGTAATGAAGTTAGTCTCACTTGCAATAACCCAACCGACCGATCAAAACACCATTCGAGCTATAATCGAAATATTTGACCGGCTTGAAGGTAAGTCAATACAAAAAATAGATATGGATGCTAATGTGAATACGGAAGGTGGTAGACCAAGTGCAGACGACATATTCAAAAAGCTTGAAGAATTGGACAAGCGCATTAAAAAAAGTAAAAACCCACCTAAAAAATAAGGTCATTAATCCTGATGAAGCTTTAGGTCTCATCAATGAGATTGAATTTCAAGAGCGTACAGAAAACATTTTGGGATGGAGTAAATATTATTTCCCGGATAAATTCGATCAGCCATTTTGTAATAACTTTCATAATTATCTTGTTGAAATTAGGAATATCACTAGAACCAATACATTAGCACCAAGAGGATATGCTAAAACAACTATAGAATGCTTTGCTATTCCCATATATCAAGCTCTCAATGAACCTGATACATTTCGTCATTATTTAAATATTCAAGATACATCAACAAAGGCCATATCGGTTAATCTCACTATTCGGGAGGAAATCGAAAATAATGAACTTCTTAAAAGAGATTACGGCGAATTAGTTAACGACGAAAAATGGACTGAAAAACAATTTGTTTTATCAAACGGAGTTGTATTTACTGCAATAGGGGCAGGCGATAGTGTCAGAGGCATCAATTATCGAAATGTAAGGCCAGACTTTATACTAATTGATGATTTATACAATGAGGACGATATCTATAGCCCTGACCGTGTATTAAAAAAGAATAGGTGGTTTTGGTCTTCGATTTATAAATCATTAGCCAAAAAAGAAAGTGCCTGTATCCATATCCAAGGAACAGCAATTAGACAAAATGACTTAATGCATACTCTACCAACAGATTTATGGAAAACAGCAAAATTTCAGGCAATTATTGATTACGATAAAAAGATTGTTCTTTGGCCGGAAGTTGAAACATTTGAAAAACTCATGGAAGACAAAAAACAAATGGGTTCAGTCATATTTTCTCGGGAGATGCAAAACGATACACATGATGATGAAACCTCTCTTATCAAACTGTCCTATATTACCTATTACGATAAACTACCAGATAAGGTAAATAAATGGTCTTGGAGTTGGGATACTGCAATTAAAGAGGAAGCACAAAATGATTATAGTGTAGGTACTCTATGGGCGCAATGTGAAGATGGATATTATTTGGTTTATATGTACAGAACCAAAGAAGATTTTCCTAAACTAGAAAAATCATTGGAAAATTTATTTCTTAGCCGTCCTGCATCGGAAGTTCTGGTAGAAGATAAATCTTCCGGTCAACAACTTGTACAAGTATTTCGTAGAAAGACATCAATTCCTGTTATTGCAATGCGGCCCGGCAAAGACATGGGTTTAAAAAAAATTGAACGGTTAGGTTATGTCGCAGGTTTGTTTGAATCAGGAAATGTAAAATTTCCTAAAGATTCCCCTTGGGTAATGGATGTAGTAGATGAGCTTATAAATTTTGGAACTGCAAATCACGATGATATAGTTGATAGTATCACTCAATATCTGAGTAAAAGGCTTGGACATAGACGACCAAGAATAACAATTTGTTAGGAATATAAATGCAATTCAAGATACCGTTTACAAATAAAAACATCGAAATTAAATCAAACAGCATAACATCATTATTTGATTTAATTTCAAGAAGATCCGGCAATAATATTTTAAGTTCCAGTTGGCACCAATTATCAATACATGAATCATTAACTTTTTATCAACAAATAAGTCCTTTATACACCGCTGTTGATCTAATTGCGAATGAATTTTGTTCGTTAAAACCTAAGATATGGGACACAGAAAAAAGTAAATTCATTGATGAGCATCCCGCTTTTGAGTTACTTAAAAATCCAAATCCATTCCAAACACAAAATGAGTTCATGAAAACATTGGCGATTGATTATTTGGTTACAGGAAACGCTTTTTTAGCTCAAACAGGTCCGATTGAAAAAGAGCCGTTAGAGATAAATACGGTTAACCCTCTTAATGTAAATCTAGAACGGTCATCGGATGGTGCAAAAGGCCAAATTAGAGTGCAGACTATCCAAGGGCAAATCTTTTATGAACGTCTTTTAATTGCCACTATATCGTTAGAACTTTCTCAGAGACTTGGCGCATTTCGATTTGTCACAGCTGATCGAAACAGAGAAATACTGCATATCCAAAACTATAATCCTTCTAATGATATGAGGTCCGGTGACTTCTTTGGGTTATCGCCATTAACGGCTATATTTTATGAGATTCAACAGTTTATTGAGTCAAGTATACACAACTGGTCATTATTGAAACGGGGTGCAAAACCGACCGGTGGTCTTGAGATAGAAGATGAATTGACAGAGGACGAACGTGAACGATTACAGGCAGAGTTAAACAACATGTATTCTGGATCAGAGAATACAGGACGACCAATGTTACTTGAACGTGCAAAATGGGTTGAAATGGGCATGAGTAATAGAGATATGGATTTTATGAATTTAAAAAACAGTTTAACTCAATCAATATATAATCTTTATAAGATCCCACTCCCTCTTGTTTCGCCGGAGCAAATGACATTATCCAATATGGAGACCGCAAAACTTAGTTTATACGATAACGCTGTAATCCCATTATGTAAGTTCATTTATTCTGAAATGACGCAATTCATTTTGAGACGGTATCCTAAGTCCGAAACTCTTGTATTTACAATAGACGAAACGCAAATACCCGCTTTGATACCGAGAATTGTTAATTCAGTTGAAAAATTAAGTGCGACTGGTACATTAACACCAAATGAGCTTAGAACGATGCTTGGACGTGAAGCGGCTGAAAATGGGGATGATATTATGTTGCCTGCTAACTTATTGCCTCTTATAAGTGATCGATTTACAAGTGATAACTTGACCAGCCCAAGACCTAAAACACCAAGAAAGCAATTTATTGAGCTCGTAGACCAAATCGTTAAAGACTCTAATGGCGAAGACTACAAAGAAGTGGATATTTTAGAAATAGCCAAAAAGAATGGCCTCTGAACAAGATAGAAAGC